CGTTGAGGAGCGCGGATGTTAGCATACTTAGTAAGCGAACTAGAACGACGGAAAGAACGAGAAGACCTGCGTTTATTAACACGACCACGACGTAGAGGAGACATAATAAAAATCCTTTAGAAAAGAAATACAAATAAACAATAACAGAAGATATTGTAGAAGGCAACACCTAATAAAAGGTGTCACCTAGCACAGTTACATCAAGTAAGGAACTGTGCACTTGCGCGCTTCGCTTGCTTACTCGCCTCCACCAGCAGGAGGAGAATCATCTCCTGCAGGAGGAGTCCGAGTGTCAAGAACAATACCAAGCTTAACAGCTTCGTCATAATTATCAGGATTATGAACAAAATCAAGAAATGAACCTGCATCATTATTAAAACGAAAACGAACTTCAGCAGGCATTTCTAAGAAAGATTGATCAGCATCAAGAACAAGATTAAGAGCAGTATGATAGTCCATAGGAATTTCAGCATAGTCATCATAAGCAGGAACTTTAACGCCATATGGCAATTGACCTGTAACTCCAAAACGGCGAACGATCTCATTAATATCAGCTTGATCACGGTCAGCTTGAACAGTGAGAGAAGGATCAGAGCATTCAATTTTAGAATCAAGATTCCAATCTTTAGGGAGATTGAAGGGGGAAAAGAATTTCATATATTACTCCTTATAACCACGATTAGTACGGCGAGAAGAATCAGGACGAAAGAACTTAGAAGCACTTTCAACAGCCTTAGCAGCAACTTCACCTGCACCGGCTGCACCTGAGTGAATAAATTTAGAAGCTTCAGGTAAATGAACTTCATCAGTCAAAGAACCAGCAAAAGTCTTTAATTTGGTTTCAGCAGCAAGATTGCTTATCTTTGCAGCGATATGAGGAATTTCAGCTTTATTAAGACCAATTTGTGAAAGAACATGCGAAATATTAGTAACAGTAAGACGCTTTTGCTCCGCTAAAAGCTCGATTTCAGAAATAACTTTGTTGTAATGAACAGAATTAAGAGCAGATTGAGATAAAATCTCTTGAATTTCAGGAGCAATTTTTTTGAATTGCTCTTGCAAAAGATAAGTCTGAGCACCATGCATAGGAATACGAGATTCGGTTTCCATGGTTTGAGCATTAGTTAATTTTATATCAGCAGCAGTTTTAGCAAGAGTAGCCAAGGTTAAAGCAGCTTGTTGACCAACGAGAGCACCTTGTTGAGCAGAATGAGCCTTAGATACGCCAGTAGGAGCATAAACAGAAGAAACAGGAGAAGCAGAAGCACTAGATTGATTAAGACCAGCAAGCATAGGATTAAGACCAGCATCAATCATGTCAAGAGTACGGTATTTAATACCATGATAAAGTTGTTGTTTCTGAAGATAGACCTGTTCTTTTTGCATTTGGCGAGCTTTGCGAGCATCAGACTTGTCAGAACCGCCAAATAAACCACCAACAACAGAACCAACAAGACCGCCGGCAGGCCCACCAAAAAAAGAACCAGCAAGACCTAAAGCAGAAGATATTAAACTACCGCCACCAGCAGGTGCGGTAGAACCAGACATATCACCTCCAACACCAGACCAAGGGTCTAGACCAGCTAAAGAAATGGCCATAAAAGTCTCCTAGAAATGATCAATTAAGCCAGGTACGGAGTACATAGGCATACAACGAACAGAGCGGATTTTTTGAAAAACATCGAGTAAAAATTGCTGTCCATTAGCAGCAGCACCAACAGCAACAATACGTGAAACTGGAGGAGTATCTTGGATAAAAGTATTATTAAGCGTAGGAAGAGAAGAAAACTCTTGAGCTAAATGCCAAATATCCAAAGGTGTAGCATGAGTAGAACGGAAAAGACCAGTAATCATAGAAGGAAAATAACGATATTCAGCCCAACGTTCTTGGTAACCGAAAACAGCATCGTCTTGCGCAGGTGTGCCAGTAATATAAATTTCTTTATTAAGCACAGCCTGTTCGCCTAGCATGGCGAATTCAGGCCAATAGAAATCATATCTAGTAGAACGAGACCAAAGTTTACGTAAACCTTGTTGATAAGTTAAATCAGCACGAACAGAAACTAAGCCAAGAATATAGCCATGTTCCACAGCAGAGTAACTAAAGCCATGACCACGAGCAAGTAAAGTACCCATAGCTCCCAATTGACCAAGCGGAGTTGTAGTACCTGAAGCACCCGTTGCTTGAGTCTGTGCAATGGGATTAATTGATACAGGAGTAGAACCACCGCCAATATATTCAGGACGCTGTAAGCGAGAATCAGGAGAACGGACACCAAAATGAGATGTAATGAGCTCAGTGTATCGAGTACCACCACGAGCATCTCTTTCAAGTAGCTTTTGAATTTGAAAAGATTGACGGAGTTGATTAACCGTCGCAGCAGTAGCAGCAGAGAGGTCGGCATAAACATTAGCATTAGTAGAATTAAAAGCAGTAGCTTGAGTAGTACCGACACCAGAAACAGAAGAGGCATACATAAAAGCCGCTGATGACATAGAATTTGGTGCAGGTGATGGGACTCCATTAATAGGAACACCAGCTACGGCCTGAGTATTAACGCCAGAATTAGTATAAAGACCAACAACAGGGGCTTTAGTACCCAAAGGAAGTGTAAGCGCAGCACCTTTCTGAGCAAAGGGCAAAGCAGCAGTAAAGTAGTCTTTACGTTTACCACGGCGTAAAAGGACATAATCAGAATAAAGATCAGGTCCATCATCTTTGTCTACAACAACAGAATTTTGGAGATTTTCATCGCGGAACCAAGTATTCCAAATAAGGTTATAACAACGTAAGGGTAAAGTATTATGAGTAACAGTATTTCCAGCACCAACTTGGCCAACAGTAGGAAGGCCTAAATAGTCTTGAAGAGTAGAAGCTACATAGCCACCAACAGGGCTAGTGACTTGTGGAACTACATAAGAGATAGAATCACCCGGATTATCTTGTTCACCCATCATCTTAACGAAATTTGTCCAAACAAGACGATTAGGAACAAAGAAATAAAAGGAATCCAAATAAAGGTTGTCCATGATAGGGACAAGGGGCGTAGACAAGCGCCCAAACATAGTAGCAGAATAATTAAATGAGTCACCGGGCAAAACTTCATCAATATAAACAGGATAAAGATAACCAGCATCGATAGTTGTTTTGTGAGTAGATTCACGAGTAAAAGAAGATCGAGGAACATCAAATTTGGGAATCATAGCAAATTGATGTACGGAAACAGACTTATTGCGATGCATATAAAGCTCCTATAAAGAAAAAAAGCCCTCCGAAGAGGGCTAGAGGTACGAGGTCAGGAGATAAGGGCTTGAACCTCGACAATGAGCAAGACAGGCTCATGTTTAGTAACGATAAGACCATGGTTATCGTCAAAAGTAAAGACATGGTATAAGGCAAAATCATCAGGATATCGACCTAATTGGTTACCTTCTTGAGTAGCAGTATCACGAACCATACGCTCAGCCGCACCATGAGTAGGACAAGGAAAAACAGGTGAATATATACCTGATTTTTTATCAAATACGGAATAATAATTAACTATCATACATGGAACTCCAATTGTGTATTAAATTTAGCAATAAGAATATTACCTTCATCAACTTTTCGTTGATGAAACTTAACAAGTTCAGACTCAGTAGAAGAACGCACAGCACGAAGATGAGAGTCAATCTTAAGAGAAAGACCATTACGGATATAAAGTATCTCGTCTGGAGACAAATCAGCAGATTTCATTTTAATAAACCTCTTTGTAGTTGAGAAAGTTTAGCATCAGCACATTTAAGTTTAGCACTAAGACGCTGAGGAGTATTATCACGGAAAGCATCAACCATGTCAAGCATACGCTGAGATTTAATTTCATCATAAGCATCAGGATTACGACGCTGTAATAAACGATCATAATATTTAGGGGGTTTAGTCTCAGTACCATTAACAACGACACGATCATGAGGGAATACATCAGTATGAAATTTATCATACCAACCTGCACCGATACCGGGTTTCAAAGACATACGATTATATTCAGGACGAATATCAAACACTTCGCCAGTATCAGTAGAAACATTACGATAATGTGTATCAGCTGCATCGCCAGTTATTTTTTTCATAACATAGCGAGCAACATAAGCAGCAGATTCAAAAGTAAGATTACCCACAGAGGAAAAACCAAACGGCCATAACGCCTCAAGCGTTGAAGAACGGAATAAGGGGTTACCAGTAGTAGACTTACGCCAAAGAGTGAGATCATTAAAACTAATATTAAATAAACAAACATGGAAATGAGGGCGTCCATTTTTAGCTCCATATTCACCGCACATGTAATAGCGGATAGATTGATCTGGGAAACGCTTGCGAAGACGCTTCATAAAAAGTTGAAAATGAGAATGATTAAGACCATTATCATGAGGTACATGATCATCATCATAAGTAAGAGTAACAAAACAATTATGCTCATATAGAGAGGCTTCATGCATACAGCGAACAGCCCATTGACGTGAACGCTCTAAACGACAGCCAGTACACTGACCACAAGGAAGTTGAAGATTAAATAACTTAGAATCAGATCGAAGAATAATAATTCCCCCCGAAGAGCGCATAGCTTTAAGGGGAGAATAGCAAGGCATTATAAACGCCAGCCACCGCGTTGAGGAGCGCGGATGTTAGCATACTTAGTAAGCGAACTAGAACGACGGAAAGAACGAGAAGACCTGCGTTTATTAACACGACCACGACGTAGAGGAGACATAATAAAAATCCTTTAGA